GAGAATAGATTTCATCAGCGCTTCTCTTACAGCCATACAAGACTTTTCTCCTATATCTCGGAATGCCATCATCTGAGCTTTTCTAAGCGCTTCTATGGTTTCTATGCCTGTTTGAGAGAATTCCAGCGGAATATATGAAGTAGCAGAAATAATCTTCACTAATTCAGCATCTTTCGCCTGAAGAGCACTGACAACATTATAGTATCCTGATTTCTCCAGTTCGTCCATCAGTTCATTGTATACCACTGTAGAGTATTCCAGATTTTCTGGTATCTTGAGAATATTTCCATCCGCATCCAGTTGAAGCTTTTTATGAAATCTGATTGCTAATCGCTTTTCAAAGTTGTTAATAACTTTTGTTAATTGCTTTTCAAATTCTGCAAGCGATAAGTCTACAAACTCATTCGGATTCACTTTCCAGTCCTAATGGAGGCACTTCTGGTGCTATCTGCGCCTTTCTCGCTTTCATTTTCTTATAGTATTCAATCGCTTCATCTTCAGTCATATCGGGATTATCCAGCATTATAGCGCCGATAATATCTATCGTTCCATTCGCAAGTTTTGCAGAAATCAATTGCTGTAGTTCCATCGGTGAATAATCTATTGAAATTTCCCCGTATCGTATGGTGAGGTCAGGTTCATCAGGGAAATTCTGCTTCCCGTATATCTTTTCGCATTGCAGAGCGAGTTTTATAGTATCTCGGATTGACTCCAGATATATATCCTGCTTGTTTTTATTCCGTTCCAGCACTCCAGACTTTGCTAATTTCAGCTGGTATCCAGAGGAGAAACTGGATGCACTGCTAATGCTTTCTACTGAAATTCCCATAATGCCTGCATACCATATGATTGATTCTTGAATTATTTTCCAGACTTCCAGCAGTTTCGCATCAGGAGTGATATAGCTTGCTGAGCCCATAGATTCGCCTGAAATAGGATTCGTGGGGATATTGATTCTTCTGGTCACGCCGATAGGAATTACAGTGGTATCGGACATACCAGTTGTTACAAGTGTAGAGAAAGACTGATAATCCATAGCAATATCCAGATTCGTCATCTGTAGATTGATTCGCCGATTAAGTTCCACGATAGGGTTTCCTTCATCCGTCCAGAAAGAATCCAGAGGCATTACTATTTCATACCACGCAATAGGTATCTTACCATATGGGTTCTTATCTCTTTTCAGCACTTTCACTTCCAGACCATCACGGTTCACTTCGGATTCTCTGTAGCTATCCGCCGTCCAGATGGCATATACATTCATCGGTTCAGCCATCCGCCAATCGTTGGTGATTCCGATGGGATAACCTACTTCTATCGCTTCTGTGGGAACTTCAGGATTTTCTATGACATAGCATTTATCTGGTGTAAGAATATCCAGACATACCCTTTGCCCATCCCAGCGTGGCACGATACCGATTTTTCCTGTAAGTTCAGTGAAGACATCAATCTGCTTCAAGAGCTTGTATAAATCAATATCGTCTAAGAACTGTAGAAAGGCTTCCTGAACCGCATCGGATACTTCGTTCATCTTTATGGTGGGGGATTCTTTGAAGGTGATTGCCAATTGATTGATTAAATTTCTGGCCAGTGGCACGGTGAACTTATAGCGCTGTATATCCTCATTTTCCTTCGGATAGCGATTATTAATATCTTTTTCCAGTGTTTCGTGCTGACGATTGAAATAGAAGTCTATCGCCATCCGTGCTTCTTCTCGTCTATTGAGTTCCTCTTTCCATTTAGCTTTTATTTTAGCGATTTTTACTGTTTCTTCTGCAGTCATTTAAATCTCCTTAATATCCTGTCCATTTAGGGGTCTTGTGCGTGCATCTTATAAGTCCATAACTCATTGCATCGGTTATATCTGTCCATTTGCGTCCTGATTCTGATTTATCTATCTGCCCGTAATCGTTTACCTTCACGGTTTCTAATCCACGAATAAGGTTCTTGCACTTCGGATTGATAAAAACTAAGCCTTTATCCAGCAGGTTGTTAACTATGTTCAATCTTGTTCTTTCAGGCAAAACTCCTTGCCCGTAAATATTAAATCCAGCCTTCTGCAATATCTGAATATCCGAATAATCCGCTGAAGTCTTTCTTGCCGTGCCCGTCATATCAGGACAGGCATTGATAATCCGTCCAGAATAGAAGTGCAGAATCGCTTCAGTGAGCTTGTATGTGTTTGCGTTCGGGATAAAAAACTCGTCAAAGATATAAACCGAGCCATCCTCTTGCGGTTGCATAAGGACAGCAGTCATAGGATTGACATTGAAGTCTATTCCGACCCATATAGGTTTCTTTGGGTCATCTTTGGCTATGCCTGATATATGTCTTGGCTGAAAAGCGTAATATGCCTGAAGTCCATTGATAGAGACAAATTCGCCGTTAATATACCGCTGAACCATAAGACTGTCATATTGCTCATATAGATTCTGAATGTAGTCTGGAGGCAGAAACTTGTTTTCAGTTGTTTTGGCTTTAATAAGTTTAAAGTTGGGATTGTCTCTATTTTTTTCCATATAAAGAGAATAAGTGTATCTATGCCCTTCAGGTGTCGTGGTAATAGCTACAGTGCCATATTCCGCTTCACGAACTCGGGTTATACATTCATTCCAGATGAACTCCTGGTTCTGCTGATTGTTTTCTTTGTCGAACTCGTCTATAATAACATCGGTTAAGTTCTTTCCCGTAAGTGAAGAAGGCTTAGAGAAACTTCGCATCAGCACGGTAAAATCAAGGTTTCTGTATCGGATGGTGTAATAATTGTAAGATTTCTGGAGAGTATGCTTAATGCCGAACTCGTCAAAGAAACTGTCCATCGTGGGTATCAGGACATCACGAATCATTTCAAATGTAGGTTCTACTATCATCATATGACAGGCTTTCTTCTGGTGCCGTCCCCGCCACTCTATGAGAGAAACCCATCTCAGCGGTATAGCACGGGTCTTTCCGCTTCCATATCCGCCTATAAGTGCAGGATGCCTACAGACTTCAGGTGAAATGGTAGCAAACTCATATTGAGCCCGAAGCGTGTTATCAGGTGTGAAAACTATCTTTCTCTTCTTGCTTTTCTCACTCATCAGTCGTCCCAGCCATCAAACAGTGCAGAAACATCGTCTTCTTCATCTCCAAGCGGGTTTTCTACTTGTCCAAGATAGTTTTTACCTAACCAGATTTGCATTGTTATATTCTTATTTTCTATTGCAGAATGAAGTTGCGCTTCGGATAGTTTCATTTTCATAGAATTTAGACCCTTTTTGTATGCCTTATAAAAATCCGATTGAGTATCATTCATTCTATCACGAATACATATTTCTGAACATCCGAGAAGGCAAGCCATAGTTTCATAGGAAGCGTGAAAGTATCCCATATTCTCTACTTGTTTTAAATCAAAAACAATTTTTGGTCGTCCTCTTTTATTTGCCATAATTTATTTTAAGTTTTTATATTTTCCAGATTTTCTCATAGACTTAAACATTTCAATTTGAGCGAGTCTTTTCTGAGCTTGTTTCTTACTTCGGTAAGTTCCCATAGGACGCCCTGAGGAAGCAATCACTTTATAGCCTGATTTTACTTTTCGTATCATTTTAGTTTTTATCCTCAGTAGTAAAATATTTCATTAGAGTAAAATCAAAGTTAATTTTTTTAATAATCATTTTCATTCCAGAAAATCTGCGTAATCAAAAGATAATCTCCAGTCAATATTTGGGTAAAATGAATCTTTTACCTTTCCGAGAATAAAATTCAAGCACTGATTCGTGGCAATCCTGAGGGCACTCTTTGAATTTGGCAATGGTTGCAGAAAATAGAAATTTGCCTTAAATAATCCTGAATTAGGTGGATGGATTATACCTTTCTCATTGACATTGAAGATTACTTCATTAGCGAAAGAAATATTAACATTATTTTTGGCATTCGGAATTACAGTTAACCAATTTATACCTGCATAATTAGGTTTAATATTTCCATCAGATTCTAAGCAGATAAAATAGTTATTTAATTTCTCTACAAGTGTAAAATTGTTGTTTAATTGCTTCAATGGTTCATATCCAGAGAATACAATCATAGGGTAAATATTATCAGGTATAAGATTATTAACCTTTTCAGCTATTTCTCCAGAAGTGAGTTCTTGGTAATTTCCTTCAGGTTTAGAGAAATTGACAAATTTAATGAAAACAGCTGGTTTCCCTGAATTGTATCCTTTTGTCTGCACGGTGTAAGATATGCTTGCAATTTTGTATTTATACATAAATTTCATATTCTCCTATGAAACATAAAATAATTAAGTCAAGAAATATGTCAAGTAATATTTTTAGCAGAGTGAAAATAATTCAAAGAATAACGATTTAATGCTGGTTTATGGAAAATATGAAATGCATCTATAGGTTAAAGTCATATATATCAGATATTTACAATGACGGGGTGTATGCATCTATAGGTTAAATCATTGTAAAATAATAACTTATGCCATCGTGTTGTGGCAAATTTTCTAAGTGATTGAAAAATATGTAGATAACTATGAGATGCATAACTTAAGGAAAGAAAGAGAGAAAAAAAAGAAAGATAAGAAGAAAAGAAAGTATACAAAGAAAAGAAGAATAGAAAGAAATAAAAAGAGAGTTAAGAAAGGAATGTATGCTCTCTATGTATGAATACATAAGAAAAGATAAAAGAAGAATAAAGTAGAGATAAAGAGAAATACTAAAGAGAAAGAGAGAAGAAAAAGAAGAAATGCGAAAATGGATTTTTGGGCTGGTTTTGGGAAAATTATTTCTGTAGAAATTGGCAATCTGAAAATTGCTTGCCATAGGAAATATCATTTTTGATTTAGGATGCCA